TTCTTTTTTTATTCAAAAACATTTTTATAACATGTCTCTTTTTTTCCATTAAATTTGGAAACTTATTTGTTGCCATTAAAATATTATTAAAATTATTTTTTGATAATGTGACACCTTTTTTTGTAGAATATGATGTAATAAATTTTTTAATTCTTTTTTCATCGTTTTGAAAATTCATCATAGCTTTTTTAAACAATGCTTTTCTATCATTCATATAATATTACAACATTAATTTATAAAAAACCCGGCAGCTATTGAATATACAATTATATATATTAATGAAACAACGAGGGAATATAATTCTCGGAACACAATTCCATAACTTAACACAGACCAAGAATACATATAATTAATGAAAAAAACCACGGGTGTATATTGTCCATTTACTGTCATTCCAACTCCTAGGGATAGTATCATGTGAGCAAATGCTATAAGTGGTAAATGGACGAAATGAATACACCCCAATAACACAAAAAAGTGTACAAGTGTTAATCTAGCGAACCATCGCCAAGCTCTTGGTTTAAAAAATAATCCATCTGCTTCTGGATCAGTCCTGGGTAATATTGGAACAACTATTTCAACATTCTCATCATAAACATGTGCCAACGCCAAACTGTTATCAGGATGTCTAACATATCTCCATATNTCCATAACTTATATTATTCTTACTCTCTTGCTTTTAACTATCCCAAGTTGGAATTCTCAATAAATCTAATAATACTCGATCTTAATTTTTAAATAAATGAAAATTATTTAAAACTTAAGACTGTTAAGTACGCTTAAGGCCAGCTCTTTAAACCAGGCTCAGACACCCTGACTTTATATAAAGGTTGTCAGGGACGGGATTCGAACCCGCGAGGTCAGGGACCACTGGATATCTCAAGTCACTCTCATACATTAATTTTCTTAAACCTTTAAGCCTCCAAATGTTTTCTACACCTGGCTGTATACATGTCTGTGTCACCCACAAGTATGAGATCTTGGTTTGAAACTGTCCTCACTGTGAATGGACCTAGGGTTCCATTGTTGCACTTAGTGCAAAGTGCTTTGAGTTTTTTCACCGTGTCAGCCATTGGTATGCAATCAAGCATTTCTCCAAATTTTCTTTGTTTGTAATCACCATCTAGACCAGCCATTAAAACATTTTTGTTTTGGANAAGACATTCTTCTGCAAATGCTTTGAGATTGACAAAGAATTGTGCTTCATCAATTGCAATAACCTCTGCTTCTTGAAAGAGGGGTTCGTTGAGGATTGATAATAATGAATTTGTTTTCAAGCATTTAAATGTGACATTATCATGTGTTTTTAAAACTTCTTCATTTGACCTTGTATCTTGTGAAGAATTAATGACTAATATTTTAGAACCAATTATTTTATATCTTTTTAGTTGTCTTATGAGTTCGGATGTTTTACCCGAAAACATATTACCCATTATTATATCAAGACTCATTTTCCCTCTCTAATTCTATCCTGTTATTTTTAATTTCATCTTCTGGCTGCAGCATTTCTACGACAATATCATAGAGTAAGTTGAGTAAAGCACCCTTATAGACTAGAAACCCGAGAAGTGTTGCGGTGTAATCAAAATCAAACGCAAATGGAGCATTATTCCAAATAGCTTCAAACATGAAAGTTCCCACTGGAACAAGTAATTCATTTGGAAATGGTGAAGATGTTTCAATATTATCTACTCTTTTTGTTAATGTATTCAAGTAAACCATGGACGAAACGGTTCCGAGCATGGCCGAAACACCTTCTTCTGCTCCTTTACACACAAAGTATCCCGTTGTGAGTGCACACCCATATTGAATAGTATTTTTCCTAATTCCTTTTTTTAGGGAACTATAAGTTTGTGGAGTTTTACAAACTATGTTCATTACAAATTATTTGATTCTCATTTTTAAGTTATATACATTTTTTAATGAGAATGATGATTTTCATTAAAAAGTGTTTTTAATTATAAACCCTAATTTATCGATTAATTTGAGAATGCTACCCCGGCCATACCGTTCTTTATGCGTAAAATATTGTAGTTCACAGCGTAAACTCGGTTGTTAAGTGAGTCACCCCCTTGTGGGCTTGAGAATGTCAATTTAGCTGTATCGAGACGAGAGAAATTTATTGACCCTGTTGGTTGGGATTTGGCGAGGTTGAGGCAGAATGGCCATGTGAAAACTGGTGCGGCTTGTAGGCAGTCCGCTGGAAGAGATTGGCAGTGCATCTTTGGAACAACTGTGTGGTGGTATTCTGGTGTGGTTCCCTCAAATAGAGCTGTACCGTTGATGTAGAGAGAAGAATCATTGAAGGTGAAAGCAGTGTCCCAAGATGAGGAGTAATCATCTTGTTTACCAGACACATAGTGGACAGCCTTCACTGGGTGATTGAAGTAAGTCAAGTCAAATTCTGTGTCTAGGTTTGAACTCGCTGGTTGATGTTGAACTTGGGTGATGAGAATTTCATGTGGTTGTTCTGTGAGGAACTTGCGTTCATCTGTATCCAAGTAAGCATACATGGCATACACCTTTGGTGTAGAACCAACTAGAAGGCCTGGACGACACTTAATTCGGACTTCAACTTCGTGAAACTGTAGGGCAGCCAATGGAAGAGCCTTAGTCCAGTCTTGGGAGAAAAAGAATGGAATCACATAGCTGTCTCCATTACCACCGCTACTTTTTGCGTTTTCTGCAACCTTGTTGCAAGTGACCGCAGCGGAAGACTGAGCCTGTGTTTCATTGTACAAAACATTGTGAACACCTTGAACATACAAGGAATCCATGGTAACAACTGGTTGACCTCCGATCATCAAAGTAAATTCACTTGGTGTTGTGTTAGAACTAAAGAAACCATTGCTGTTTTCTTCAGCTGAAGCAATGGAATCAGCTTCAATCCAAAGGTAAGTNAACAAATCACCCTTGGACTTGATTGGAATTGTAACTTCTGAATTTCCTGTGAAAGAACCGATGTAATCAATACGCTCTGGCTTGAGAGAAAAATTTGTATGGCGTTTATAGTTTTGTCTAAAAAATGACACTTGGGGGTCCCCCGTTATATAGGCATCCTGGACCCCCTTGGAAACGAGGCTTATTAAGGCTGACATTTATTAACTCTTTACATTTTATTTTCGCTTAAAAATTTCAATCCAGCTTATATTAAGCATGGTGACATTTCAGGCGCTTACCTGGGAAGCTAGGGATGAAGATGATGTTCATATTATAAGCATCTTTGGTAGAACAGAAGATGGAGCGTCTGTATGTGTATCCACAAAATTTGAACCATTTTTCTATGTCAAACTCAAAGAAAACGAGGGGAGAAATGGAGCTCAAGTTTTGTTTAATAAATTGAAAAAGATATGTCCTGGGTGTCTGGAAAGATTTGCTATGTCCCAAGCCATAGATGTTTGGGGTTTTCAAAACGGTAAAAAATCTACTTTCATTAAACTCTTTTTCAAATCTCTCAAATCTTGTAAATATGTTAATAGTATTTTAAGAAGAGCTCTCCCTGATGAATTCAGACCAAGAAGAGTGTATGAATCAAACCTAGAGCCAATGCTTAGGTTTATGCATTTAACTGGTATAAAATCAACAGGTTGGATTGATGCTTCTCAATCGTGTATTCAAGGTGGATACGCACACACGGATATCGATTTATTCTGTACTGATTGGAAGAAACTCAAGGGTGTGGAAAAAGACGATGTAGCACCTTTCATATATGCTTCCCTGGATATCGAATGTAATAGCTCCACAGGTAAATTCCCTGACCCAGAAAACGAAGGGGACTGTGTATTCCAAATAGCCATTTCTCTCATTAAGTACGGAGAAACAGAGCCATACAACAAGACTTGTTTATGTTACAAGAACACTGATACAAACTTAGAAGGTTCTCATATTATCAATTACAATACTGAAAAGGAATTGTTAATTGGTTTTAGAGAGTTTTTACTTCGCCATGATGTGGATACAATAACGGGGTGGAACTTATTTGGTTTTGATATGAACTACATTTATACTAGGGGTGTTGTATGTGGGTGCCCCCGTAGTTTCTTCAATTTAGGTAAACTGAAAGATCATCACAGTAAGATTGTAGAAAAAAATCTATCATCAAGTGCACTGGGTCACAACGAATTAAAACTCCTCAAAATGCCAGGTAGATTTATTTTTGATATGTTTTTTGAGGTCAAAAAGGGATACAAACTTGATTCTTATAAACTTAACTCTGTATCCAAGCTTTACCTTAATGGTGAGGAAAAAATTGATATGCCAGCAAAAGAAATGTTTGCTCGTTTTGTTGAGGAAGACCCAGTTAAGTTACGAGAAGTTGCTGAATACTGTATTCAAGATACCCTTTTACCAATCAAACTTGACAAAAAACTTTGTATTCTCACAAACTTGTTAGAGATGGCTAAGGCAACTTGGGTTCCTATTGATTACCTATCAGAAAGAGGTCAGCAAATCAAAGTATTTTCACAGCTTGCTAAAAAAGCCAAGGAACTAGGTTTTATTATTCCAGTTATAAGACAGGGCCAAGAACCAGAAGCGTCATATGTGGGTGCAACAGTTTTGGACGCCCATAAAGGAGCTTATTATAAACCAATCACGGCTCTCGACTTCGAGGGTTTATATCCCAGTATTATGATGGCTCATAACCTATGTTATTCGTCATTAGTGATGGATCCAAAATATGAGAATATACCAGGAGTAGAGTATGAGTCTTTTAAAGTTGGCGACATTACATATAAATTTGCTCAGAATGTTGATTCCCTTCTTCCGAGTATTCTTAAGGAGCTGAAGATGTTCAGGAAACAAGCAAAGCGAGATATGGCAGCAGCCTCAGGGCACATGAAAGAGGTCTACAACGGAAAACAACTCGCGTATAAAGTAAGTATGAATAGTGTCTACGGGTTCACAGGAGCTGGACGGGGGATGCTCCCATGTGTGCCAATTGCTTCTTCAGTCACCCTTATGGGAAGGTCTATGATTGATATGACTAAGAACTATGTAGAAAAGAACTTCCCTGGTTCAAAAGTTCGGTACGGTGATTCAGTCTCAGGAGATACTCCTATTGTAATCCGCAAAAATGGTATCATTTCTTGTGTTGAAATTCAGAAACTTTGTTCAAAGTATTTTACATATGGGGACAAGGAATATGGTATGACAGAAGGTTTAGATGTATGGACTGAAAAAGGTTGGACACCTATTGAACGGGCAATTAGACACAAAACCACAAAGAAGATGTATCGCGTCTCAACTGGTTTGGGTATTGTTGATGTTACAGAAGATCATAGTCTTTTGGATAAACATGCTACTATAATTAAACCAATTGATTTGAATATTGGTTCTGAGCTACTTCATGCAGATAGTTCAAAGATTAAGTATTCCAATATACCAGTTGATTTGGACACTAAGTCCATTGAAATGATGGGTAAATACTACGCACGGGGTGAGATAGACCATGTGTCTTCAATGATTTTGAATGGCCCAGATGAGTATGTGGATCATTTTATTTTTGGTTTTTTTTCAGAGAATATCTATTTTGAATTTGATTCAAAGGTCAAGTGTGCCGAAATGTATTTATTGTGTCGCCGTTCCAAACACCCAATGATTTTTTATTACAAAAATGGTCGTTATTGTATTGAGTTTGGAAACAATAAAAACAACGCAAAAACGATTAAATCTATTGAATATTTGGGTGAAACCGAGCAGTATGTGTATGACCTAACTACAAAGTCTCATCATTTTCATGTTGGCCCTGGTGAGATTGTGGTTCATAACACAGATTCTGTAATGGTTGAGTTTGATGTGGGTGATAGAACTGGTGAAGATGCGATTGCATACAGTTGGGAGTTGGGTGAGAGAGCTGCGAATGAATGCACAAAATTATTCAAAGCCCCAAATAACCTTGAACTTGAGAAAGTGTATTGTCCTTACTTCCTTTATTCAAAGAAGCGTTATGCGGCTAAACTATGGACTAAGGGCAAGGACGATAAAATGAATATGGATTACATTGACATCAAGGGTCTTCAAGTTGTGCGCCGTGATAATACACCATATGTTAGGGAAGTATGTAAAGAGTTGTTGGATGTTCTATTATCAACAGATGACCCAGAGCCAGCTAAAGCTTTAGCGCATCAGAGGGCAGTTGAACTTTTAGATGGTTCTGTTGAGAATGAAAAACTTTTATTGTCCCAACAACTGGGTGATAAATACAAAAATAATAATTTACCACATGTTGCAGTTAGGGATAAGATGAGGGAGCGTCGCCCTGGTTCAGAACCACAATCTGGAGATAGAATTCCGTATTTATTGGTTGATACAGGGGACCCTCGCGCCAAGGGTTATGAGAAATCAGAAGACCCTGTTTGGGTTAAAGAGCATAATCTACCCATTGACTATCGGTACTATTTTGATAAAAAATATTTGAATCCAATTTGTGACCTTATAGAGCCTCTGGTTGAGAACCCAAAGGAAGATATATTTGGAGATTTGATTATTAAGAAGATTAGAGGGAGAAAGAAGTTAGTCCCAGATAAAAACCAACCGAGCGTGTTAGATATATTTAAAAAATGGGAGCTAATGAATAGTAAGACATGACAGTATTTGATGAGCTTGAAAGACTCGTCGATGGGGAGGTTGAGAGACGAATGACCCAAAGACTTACCAAATATGCTGAAAAGATATCAGCAGTTCATGGAATTCCTTTACGAATTCTCCTTAGGGATATGCCAACGGGTGATGAGGGAGATGATAGGTGCCAAGGTCTTCTAAAAGATGGAAAGAGGTGCTCTAGGAGATCCAAGACAGATGGGTATTGTTTAACTCATCTTCATCAGAAAAAATCTGTGGAACCTATACAGATTGTTTCAGATGTGCAACATAATCACTCATTCCCACCTATATTTAAACATGATTGTCCCGCATGTCAAAAGACACAACAAGATACGGCTATGAGGCCTAATTTTTTACCACAATTCCCTACTTCTTAAGGATGTGTTTATTGTTTTCAATATAACTGATTATATCATTGACAATACACCACCTGAGAAAGTTTAATTGACTAACCGTTGTAGAAATTGTTTCCTTATCGTGTAGAGTAAAATCAATCCTCTCGGTCCTACAAAATGGGTCAAATGCGCGTTTGCTGTATCCATCCAAGGATGCCTTGTATTGGATATGAACAGGAAAGTCTTTACCATCTCTCGTTTTATACCTTGTCTGATTTGATTTAGCGTAGTTCGTTATAAACCACTCAATGTTCCGCAAGGACACTCCCTTTCTGTGGTGTATAACATCTAGCAATTTGTCCGCGTTATTAGAAACACTGTAAAATTTATTGAGAGAATTTAACAATAATTGTTGAGACTGAGTAATCATTACAATCTATTATACACTATTCTTTAAATGTTTATCTAACCCTAGGTTCCAACGACATATCTGTTCTGTTGTCCGAGTGTATATTTTGGGTAATATTTGCCTTTTTGGTTTCATACCTGTTTCCCTTTCTCTCATAACATTGGGGTTGAAATGTAATTTATTTTGAAAACATCCAAAACAAACCCTTTTTACTTTCATTCCATAAAATTTCAACAATGATACGTTGTAATCCAAATCAATTGGGTTTTTTATAAAAAATGCCATGCTTTTTATCATTGTATGAAGACACCCATTATCATCAAAATATACATCAACAGGGCGACCGCACTGAAAGCACTGTCTTTCCCACCTGAACGACATATAATAGTATTATTTTATTTCTTTATTACAGAATGCTTTGGCAAATTATTATCATACTTGTCTTAATTCTCATGATTATGAGAAGTAGTCAACCATCTGTGATTGATAAACTTGTTAAACAGACAGCAAAGTATGCAACATTGGCGCAACAAAGTGATGCACCTCTTATTGCTATTATGCACGCAAATTATGCCATGGCGCATCTTGAATTCTTAACAAGTATTGCTTCATATCATCAGATAAACAGAACAACTGGTATAGATGTAAAAGTATTTATAGAACATGTCATGAAAGTTCAAGAAGAAATTACAAAAAAAGTTGTTCAAAAAATACCAGCACTCCAAGGTGAAATTGATTTATATTTGTCTTCAATTGCATCAAATAATTAAAGAAACAAACCTTTACATATCTAAATGATGTTCCCTTGTCATAAGTTTTTATTTGCATATGTGTTTTTTCAATACCTAAGTTTCTGGGCTTTGTGGTTGGAGCACATCAGAATTAGAAATGAACTCTACTACATGGCTGAAGGAACCTCTTCGTTGGGAAGTTGCGAAGGAACAATCTGGGAACACGAGGACGAAGGTGAAGAAGTTTCATCCACCCCAACGGAAACCAGGGGGTGCTCCTGTTTTGGGAGAAAACGAAAAACTCCAAAGAGCCTTGGAACGGATGAGAAAAAGCAAGAGTGAATGGGAAAACAAAAGAAATTCGAGACAAACTCAAATTTTTAGAAGATAAATTTATTTTTATAATATATATATTAAATGAAACTACAATCATCTATAATTGCCATGGCATTGTTCATCGCCATAACATATGCCGCCCCCATGGTTATAAAAAAACCAACTAACGTAAAACCAATAGACGACCTTGTCAAGATGTCAATTGTTCAGAGGGAATACATGATGGCTGGTACAATTTTGATTGGTATCATTGCTTTCCTCACTGATTATTTCATGAAAAGGCAAGATTAAATTGTTCCCTAATTTTATCTGGATTCAACAATTCCTTCGTATGGCTATGATCCATATGACGCAATCGTTTATCATACGCATCTTGCATAAATTCTTGAAGTTGAGAAAAGTCGGGGTCTCCCCACTCCATACCTTTTTGAAACAAGAAATCATCACTTGGAAGAGTTGTCATTCCACATTTAATAGTGTAATCACTCTTAATGTATTCACCAGCTGCACCATATTCTGGTAAAATAACTGGTTTATTATGGAGTGCTGCTTCCACAGCTCCCATGCCAATACCCTCAGAATGACTAAATGCAACATAACAATCACCCTCGGTATGAATTTTATCCATATCTTCGTCAGACAATAATTGATTAATTACAGTGACCCTTGGGATATTTATCTGAATTGGTTGGTTACATGTTGCTTTTACCAACAAGTGTGTATCTGGATTATTCATCCGAACAAATGCTTCCAATATCTTGTTAAATTGTTTTCTCTGATCCGCAACATTACCAATATGATAAAAAACATATGGTTTATTTTCCTTTACAATTGGTGGCAAAGGTCTAATTGTGACATGTGCATGTATCATAAAAAAATCAGTTTCTGGAAATTGTCTGGAAAAGACACGATGACAGAATTCACTCGCAACAGCGACTTTATCAAAAAGTTTGAATAAATCACCATATGATGGGTGCACAGTCTCAGTCTCACAAATTGACATACACACCAAGTTTTTACAAATTTGTCTCAATCTTGGAATAACATTTAACCAATGAGGCACTGGGAGCGCAAAAATAAACATGTTGTCACATGGTTTTATTGGGTGTTGTCCCATTACTGTATAGGGACACCCCAAAAGTTCCGCGTATTTATTACATAATTGGCCGATGCCTGAGTTAAGACCTGGGCCAATTACTTGGATACTCATACTAATATAAAAATAACTAAATTGTTTAAGCCTTATGACCCGCTGGATATTGCATGTCTGAAGAACCCCCGGTCTCTCCAGGTTTAAATATCCAATATACATTCGCATCGAATGTTCTATCGCCGTGGTCTTGGACTTTAATCACATCACCAGACTTTACACTAAGGTATGCACTGTCACCTCTTCTCCAACCCATACTTGATTCTTTACGCTTCCATTGAACCATGTGCTTATCATTAATCCATACATCTATACCAGTGGTTCTTCTCACACCTGAACCTTTCCACCAACGAGCGCGTATGTCAAGAACCCCAGTTGTTCCTTTTTTACCTGGAATTACATATGTTTTAGCGCTGTCACCAGATGGAGATGTTCTTTCAGAGCCTGTATTACACATTTGTATCTCTTCATCACCCTTATTCTTGGGACACGCTTTTCCACCATATTGTGGGTTTCTGGCAATATTATAAATACGCTTTTGATCTCCTTGAGCTGCATTGGAACATTCAGTCCAATCACTCCAAGAACCCTCACAATCAACGGGACAAGGAGATGTATCACATTCCTTTGTTTCTATCTCACCACCAATGAGGACATTTCCCGTGCTATCTTTGCATACATTTCCTCCATTTGCTGAATGTTTTGAAATTGTGAATTCTCTTGACATGGTTGGTTTTTGATTGGGACTACCAGCTGAATCCCAACAAGCCCCAGAACCAGAACTACATGTTGACCAATCACCCCAAGAACCCTCACAATCGATTGGGCATGGTATTTGATTACATCTTTCTGTCTGAGTTCCACCTTGGGAATATGGGCATATTTCACCACCATGTTTAGCTTCTTGTGTTATATTGTAAGTTCTTCTTCTTCTCCCTGTATTACCACAACTGGCGCTGCAAGGACTCCAATCACTCCAATCACCTACACAATCAATTGGTGCTGGTGGCGCTGGTGATGGCGCTGGTGGCGCTGGTGCTGGCGCTGATGGAGAACTAGTTGGTGGGACATCTGGTGTGGTGTCACCTTCTTCAATCTCCTCATCTTCCTCATCTTCTTCACTTTCATCGATCCCAACAACCCCTTCATCAACCCCATCAACCACATCAACCTCATCAACCTCATCAACCTCGTCAACCTCGTCAACTTCTCCATCATCTTCACCTATTGATGAACCATATGTTCTATTAGTAACAGTAAAAGTGTTAGAAACCGGTATATTATTGGAAGTTTCATCTTCATCTTCTTCTGTTTTCATTACACCCACGGCAACAAGAATAAAAATTACAAACATGGCTAAGAAAAATAATATAGCACCAATTAATATTGGATCCATTATTATGTTGTCGTCTTATAATTTACCTAGACATTTTTTTGTCGTGTGAAAAATAAGTAGCTCAACCCAAGCATAAAAACACATAACATCAAATATACAAATGGATATTTTTTCTTCTGTGCCTCTTCCATCTCTGCTTGGGTTGGAATTTTTACAACATTTGCATTGAGTTCATCAATTTTTTTATTGAGTTGGGTTAATGCTTGAAGCATTTGAACTTCCCTATCTGGTGGTTTTTGTCTTACATCTATTGTTGTGACTTCTACAATCATGTAAAAATAACACGCCGTTCTTAATGGAATATAATCATCGTCTGCTTGGTATTCTCGTAATCTAAAATTTAATTTCTGCATTGATATGGGATTAAAATAATTAGTTTTTCTGTTATGTGGTTGCCATTGTTTATCTCTTACTACAATATCATTAGCTGAACCTGTAAAGTTTCTATCAAGGGCAATTCTAGCCAATACATGACCTTCTCGTTCATCTAAAAGTTGTGCTCTTTTTGGTATATCATCACACATGATGTTTATAAATTTTGCACCATTTATATAACCAGAATCATTTTTACCAACATTTGTTATGTAAAAATCAACTAATTTGAAACCGATAACTTTTGACATGTCTTCCATATGCAAATTTGATTCTAAACTCAAATCAAGTGTAAAATCACCATTTACAACATCTACCATTTCTGAATCAATAATGACATATTGTGTCTTTTTAGGAAGTTCGTTTAAGTCAAGCTTCATCTGTAATGTATCAATATAAAAAATAGACACCCTTTTCAACAAATGTATTCGCACCTTGCGTCATTCTGGATTTATGTATTGGCTCTTTATTACAAATTTAGACCCAAACCCCCATATTATGTGAGACAACACAGGGAAGAAACATCACTAAGTCGGGTGTGGTTAAATTTACCAAAATGGTTTAAGAGAACATGGTTAGATGTTGACCTGTATTTCCATAACCTAAGTAAAAGAATACACCGTTGGTACAATAAGAAAAATGTCTGATTTCATCCCCCTTGTCACAGACGAACAAAAAGTTGCGTTTTTTAGGGCGACTGAAAAACTATGTCCCGATGTTCAGCGTGTTATTTGGTATATGTATCTCAAAACCTTTGAACCAGAATGCCCCCCCGCACCAAAAAAAATCAGGGTATTCATAGAAAATGAAGAATTTTTTTATTGATACATCATATAATGAATACTCGTTCAAAAAAGGGAAGTGACAAAATGCAACAAATAATTAACAAGGAAGTAGCTGCCGCCCGAAAGACAATGAAAGAAGCTAAGGAAACCCTAAGAACAAAAGTTAAAAAAACTATAAAAAAGGCGTCCCAAACTCTTAAAAATAAAGAAAAAAAACCCCAAAATATTATCAAAAAAAATATTACACAAAACGTTGAAAACATGAATAAAATAATTTTTGAAAATAACAAAATGATAAAAAAAATGAAAAACGAAATTAAAAAAATTAAAATGAATAATAAGAGTATAATGTCTCCCGTCGCAAGCCCCCTTGCTTCACCAATGAAACCCCTTCCTAAAACCGCAAATAGAAAAATAAATAATATAATGATGAAAAATTTGTAAGTATCGAAACAATAATAAAAAATTGGAATTTAGAATTAATGAAATCAGAGTGGAACACTAAACGCAAAAACACAACAACTCCTTATACCAAGGGTGGATTTGGATTTGTGTAAATTCATAACTTAAGAATAATACACGATTAAAATGTAGTTAAAATGTCATACACAGTTTTTGACACTGAGACTACAGGTCTCCCCAAAACACGACAATCGCCAACCAAAGATAACTTAGAGTGTTGGGACGAGTGTCGTATTTTGTCTATCGCCGCTATAACATATTCATCCCGTGGTAGAGAACTATCTAGGTTCTATACAGTTGTTAAACCCGATGGCTTCAAAGTTGCCGCAACAGAAGTTCATGGAATTACAGAAGAAGAAGCTAATACAAATGGTGTTCCGTTTGAAGAAGCATACAAAAAGTTTATTGATATGACCCATAATTCCCAAAAAATTATTGGACATAATTTAAAGTTTGATATTGATGTTCTAAAAGCTGAGACTATACGAAGAAAACTTGACTTTTCGCCACTTGAATCACTTGAACCAGTATGTACTTTGGATCTTGTAAAGAAATGGTATGGAAAACCAAAGAAACTTGTTGTTATTTACGAAGAATTGTTTGGAAAGGAATTTGAAGGAGCTCACAATGCATTGTTTGATACACAGGCTTGTGCAGAGGTATATGCTATTATCAAAGATGATCCAAGAAACTACAAATCTATTCCACAAAAAAAGATTATACTCAAAGCATCTGAGGTTGCAGCTTGTATTGGCAAAAATCAATACAAAAGACCACAAGAGGTATTGGATGATATGTGGAAAAAATATTCACCCGAGACATTCAAGGGTAAAACAAAGGATGACTATGCGATGGAAGCAATTGAATCTGATAAAAAAGCAACTGAAATTTACAAAGAAGTAGAACGGGCATCTCCCAAGAATTCTTCAGAAGTTATGAAAATAATGGATGAGGTTTCTATTCGTTTGAAGGCAGCTTCAAGTCTTCAACTGAGAGATTTCTACGGCGTTAAGGATTTTTTACGAAAAACTTTATTTACCAATTTTGGAACTAAAAATGAATCAAAAACAGCTAATGCCGATTCAGCAAACCTTTATGAAGATGATACATTTTACAAATATAAAGTATGTGAAATTGAGGGAACAACATATGAAATTGTTGGGAGAATTGACCGATTTGAAATGGGTGATTTTAATCAAAAGATATTGGTTGAAATTAAAAATCGGACGAGATGTCTTTTCAATACCGTTAGGGAATATGAATCTATTCAAGTTCAAACATATTTACAAATGGTTAAATTGAATATGGCCCGTTTAGTTGAACAACATAATAATGAGCGTAAAAGTTATATTATTATGAGAGACGATGAAAAATGGGACAGAGAAATTATACCCAAATTGAAAGAATTCTGTCGTGTGTTCCACGGAAACCTAAGTCAGTGAAATAAATATCTTTTTTTTATAAAACAATGTTTGAAAAGGTTGTAACTTTTTTAAAATTTCTTTTTGAAGATGAAGATTATTACTCTCATCCACCATCTCCACCCCCGGAGATACCACATGATTTACCAACTAAAATGGAATATGCTATAAATGAAGCCGGTGAAAAGGTTTTAATAGAATACATTCACATACTTTCAAACAAATATCTGCATTAATAATATAGTATAAAATGTCTGTATCAAAATTTGTAATGCTACTTATGAACTCAAGAAACCAAGCTCATATGTTCCACTTGACAACTAATTCATACGCTCAGCACAAGGCTCTTCAAAAATACTATGAACGCATTGTGCCTCTCCTTGACAGTTACGCGGAAACATATATTGGAACCCTAAATGGTCGCATGACATTAAACCAGCCAAATTCTCGCTATATTCAAGACCCTAAAAAGGCTAAGAAATATTTCCAGGATTTACTTGCTAGGGTTAAGAAAATAAAACTTCCAAAGGATAATGCTCTTAAAAGTATTCAAGATGATATTGAAGTTTTAATTAAATCAACTCTTTATTTGTTAAAATTAAAGTAATTCAAACACCTAAGTTTATCTCACATTCTCACGGGGTCAATTCAAAATACCTCTGACAATGGAAGTTCAGCTTGCTCAACTTACACAATTGGTTCAATCCCTCCACGAAAAGTTGGACGGTGTCATTGAAGAAAACAAACATCTTCGCTCTTTATTTGAAAATACGATAAGAGCACCACCACCAAAAAAGAAAGAAGCTCGTTCTCAAAGACAACAATGTTGTGGCATTACCGCAAAAGGTACTCAATGCAAAAATAAGGCTGTTGAAAATGGGAGATGTAAGATGCACATGAATCAAAATTCTGAAGAGGTAACACCTCAACCCAAGCAAAAGAAACAAAAAAAACAAAAGAAACAAGTTCCAGTGCACACCCATTTACCCGGTGAAACACCTGTTGTGTATTGTCGTCTATGTGAAACTCATGGTGATATTTTAGACGCTGATTTACCAAACAGATGTTTTGTAATTTCTGAAACTGTAGTTCAACCAGAGACAGTTCAAGAACCAGAACCAGTTCAAGAACCAGAACCAGTTCAAAAACCAAAACCAGTTCAAAAGCCAGGGCCAGTTAAAAAACCAAAACCAGTTCAAGAACAAGATACTCATAACACATTGGAAACAGTAGTAGAAGAAGATGAAGACCAAGACCTTATTTCTCAACTCAGAAATCTCACCACTCAACAAACAAATTGGGCAGATGTAGATGACGATGATTTCTTTGAAACTTCTTAAAGATTTACATTCATATTTCTACATGTATGAAATTATAAGTGATGTCGAAACTAAAATAAAAATCATACAGTTTTATAGCAATTTTTTGTTAAAATTGTATGAATTGTTCGGAGATGAAACAGCAGTTGTTATATTTTTAACAATTCTAGATGTGTTTTTGTTTAGTTTTACAAACATATATGTATTTTTATTTTTTGGACTTTTTGCAAATAATAATTTAATAACTTTCAAACCAACCATAGAACATATTTCATATACATCTTCTTTGGCTCTCAAAAGAGAATATACTATTTTGACATATGTGTTTGGTATAACATATTTGAGAGACATTATGGATATGTTATTGACATCATGTGTCAGATTGTTTTTGAAATTTTGTTTTTTGGGTGGAATGCAGTTATATAAAAGAATAGATAGAATGTATAGTAATGTTAGAACTTGAATGTGCTCAAGAAATAATGAATGCTCTTGGTTCGGGATATAACGAATGTGTATATCATAAGGCTTTTGAAGTATGTCTCCGAAACAGGGGTGTTGATTATGAGAGTGAAAGGATAGTTCCTATAACTTTTAATAATCATGTTATTGGAAATGTACGAAGTGACCTTATCATAGGGGACACAGTTGTAGAACTCAAATCAACACGAACCCTCAACGACGCGATGCGAATACAACTTAGGAATTATTTGAATTTAACAGGTCTTAAAAAGGGAATACTTATTAATTTTCCCCTAGGGGCAAGTGAAATTCAAAGTGAAATAATATTAATATAATTCAGATGATATTTATATTCATTGGGATAATTGTAACGCTGGTAATATATTTATTTTTTGGAAAAGAATTTTATGGTGTCACATATATTGAAAACTTTTTTACAGAAGATGAATTCAAAATAATTAAGAATGAATGTAAAAAATTAGAACAACTTCTTACAAAAGAAAAATATACAACTGCAGCGGGTAGATTAACAACAATTGTTCCCAAGGATACTGGAATAACTAATTTGTGTGAGCGTCCACAAACAAAGAAAAAACTAAAACTCCCAGAAAATACTTTTCCAAGTGATGTTCCAATTGAATATAGAAAGTATCCAATTGGCAGTTCCATGGATTGGCACAATGATACACTTTTATATACAAAACCCCAATATGAAGTTGTTTATACAATAAAAAATACATCAGATTCTAAAACTTGTTGGTTTGATCCCAATGATCGTAAAGTAAAAGAAATAACAACCAAACCAAACAGTGCCATCGTCATAAAAGCAGATGATGTTCAACATTGTGTTACACCAATCTGCGAAGGTGAAAGAGACATACTAAAATTTGCTTATACAGAGACCCTAGAAAAGGCACCTGGTTATTTTGAAAATGCAGCAAATTTGACAACCTAAGTTGGATGAGACTTTATTTTGAGATAATACTCAATAATGGATGCCATACGTGAAGTTTTAAGCCTCTTGGACAGAAACTCAGAGGCTCTCCCCGAGGGAGAATATCTCAACGCATGCAACAAACTCAAAGACATCTACAATAGGATGGAAAACATGCCATTGTATGATACTGTATCAGATGATGGGTCAGAAGAAAATGAGAACTCTCCTCCACGAGACCCAAGGCTCATGATGACTATCACTGAAATTCATAAGCGTATTAAATATCACCAAAAAATGATCAAGGAGCACGCTGGTTTCACACGCTTGACCAAAAGACTTAAGATCTTGGCTATGCAGCAATATGCCAAGTTTAATGGTGTGGATGTGAATAACATCGATGAAATAATCGAAATGATCAAGAGAGATTTTGGTGATAATGAGAAGCGTAAGCGTGAAAGGTTTTACATGCCCTATCTGCAGTTTGCTAACGCTCACATGGCTAGGATTAGAGCCATGCACGCGGCTGAAATTGAAGACTTGAGACTACTTTTCTAAGACCAAGACAAGCGCTCTCGGAGACGCCTTATGAGGTAAGGAGCGACTTCTAATAACCCCCCATATGTGATATAACGGTAATCTACTCGCCTATGTTCATCCATACCCATTAGATTAGCGGTGTAATACCTATCCCTTTCAAATTTTTTTACAATTTCAAGAGATACTGAATTATGTGTAGCAACTATAGTATGTACATGAGGAGCTACACACGCATAATGAAGTGATTTATTATATTCATTATCTACTTCGTCTTTATTATGAAATAAACAACTTTGTTTATTGAGATATGCCCCCCTCACTATTTTAGCCCCAAGCATATATTTTTTATTATGTGCATCTTCAATGTCATATAATAATTCATCTAAAGCCTTTCTTCTATACATTTGATATGTCTGATAAACATGGGCATTGTATTTAGTATTATAATCTTCCATGAGACCTTTCACTATATTGGGGTATAATACATCTTCGGCGTCTATTAAAACTTTTATACCTTTATTGGATGCATCATTTATTATTTTATCTGCACTTATATACGCTTTATCGGGATTTTCTCTAGAACCAAAACTTGTGAGTTTTATAGCGCACATGGAACCCTCGGGAAAAGTATCTAACATTCTTCGCGTCACATCTTCAACATATTGTGCTTCCCTAAGGGAACAATTTTCTCTAGCATAGTCCATAATTAACTTTTCACCTCTAGACCTGTATTTTAGCATTACATTGCCTAATTCTCTGAATGTAGAAGCATATCTAAGCATCTAAAGTAATTCAACAAAAAAGAATACCTAAGTCCCCCCTGAATAAATCCACCCCAAGGAATGGAAAACCTTGTAAAGATACAAGGGTTCATTGATAAACATGCTAATACAACGCCTGAGGGAGAATATTTGGAGTTATGTAATGCAACGAGGGATTTGTTTAGATGTAAAACAGATTCATATGTTTTTAATCATGAATATAAGGTTTTAGAAGATGAGGAAGATGAAGATGAAACAGTTGAATATTTTAACAAAGTGTATAAAGAGAGGATAAAAAGTTACGAAAGAAAAATTCTGAACAATTATGCATTCATGTTAGAATGTGAATTAAAAGACCTTAAAGAACTCAAAAGAATAACAAAGTCTATAAGGTTCAAGGTTGTAAAACATTATTGTAGGATTCATAATATTAGATTACAAGAATATACACCCGAGGGTTTGAAGAAAAAACAAGAAGAGGGAGGATATATTTTTCCAAATTATAAAAACTTTGAAAAGGGTTTTGATAATTTGTGTAAATCATATATGAGTATTCAAAATAATTTCATGGAAGAATGTTCCGAAAAAATATCAGATAAAATTGAAGATTTATATGATCAAATAGATAGACTTTCTTAAAGTGGTGGCACTACACAAAGTTCGTCATCTGGTGCTAGGGAACATATCAATTTGTATACTTCTTCTCCATCAATAATTTCCTTCTCAATAAGAATGTTTTTTAATAATTCTAGAGCAGCTCTTTTTTGTATTAATAAAGCAAGAACTTCCTCATAACATTCCTTGACCAACGCATCTATTTCCAAATCTATTTGTCTCGCTGATTCCTGACTTAAATTATTGTAGTCATAATTGTTCTCACCAAAACCATACATTGTGACCATTTGCCTCGCGAGTTGGTAGGCTTGGGCATAGTCTGTAGATGCACCGTTTGTAATTTCATCTTTGCCGTATATAATTTCTTCGGCCGCTCTTCCACCCAAAGAAACTTTTATTTGGTTCTTGAAATAACTTTTAGTGAACAATCCACTTTCCTCCCTAGGTTGAAAGAAAGTGACACCACCCGCGGAACCTCTTGGAATAATTGAAACTTTTCTAACCATATCAAAATCCACGAATGAAGCCCCAACAATTGCATGCCCACCCTCATGATAAGCGATGAGTTCTTTCTTGAGGGCTGAGAATGTAGTGTCTCCCTTAGCACCCACAACAAGTCTTTGGAAAACATCTTCAACAACTTCTTTTGTAATGACACCTTTTAATCCGTCTCTAACTGCACGAATAGCACATTCGTTCATTAAGTTTGCTAAATCAGCACCACTGAAACCTGTAGTCTTTTTAGCTATATCACTGAGTGAAACACTTTCATCAAGTTTTTTGTCTTTAGTGTGAACTT